ACATGTGCGGCGAGTACGGACCTACACACGGCAGGCCGCATTTCCACGGCCTGCTCTTCGGAATCGACTTCGCAGACAAACACTACCTCCGCACAACACCAGCGGGCGGAAAAATCTATCGATCACCAACACTCGAAAAACTATGGCCGTTCGGATACAGCAGCGTCGGCGAAGTGACATTCGAGTCAGCAGCGTACATAGCAAGATACGTAATGAAAAAGAGAACAGGAGATGGAAATAAAAACAACTACGAAATCCTAGATCCAGAAACAGGAGAAATAATAATTAGAAAAAAAGAATACAACCAAATGAGCAGACGCTCAGGTATAGGAAAAAGCTGGCTCGAAAAATATCACGCCGACGTCTACACGACCGGCAAAGTCATCGTGCGAGGGCACGAAAACAATCCGCCACGCTACTACGACAAGCTATACGAGAACATAGACGCGCTCGAGCTCGAGCACGTCAAACACGCCAGATTCATCGAAGCTCTGGCGCAACACGAGCACCGAACCCCTGACCGCCTAGCGGTACAGGAACAAGTGCAGGAAGCGCGAACGCGCTCTCTTAAACGCGGCAAATTAGACGGGAGCTAATGCAATGAAAATGGAAATCTGCGCAATACGGGACCGACAACTCAACGGCTTCATGCAGCCGTTCTTCACGCAGAGCAAGGGACAGGCAATCCGCGCCTTCTCCGACCTCGTGAACGACAAACAACACCCGGTCGGACAACACCCCGAAGATTACGACCTCTGGCACCTGGGGAGCTGGACCGACGACGACGGCCGCTTTCACCAAACCAGCGAAGGCAACGGACCGCAACAAATAGCGGTCGGCACCAACTACATCAACGTCTCGGCCTAAGCTCCCACACAGGCCGCACAGCAACCCTGTGAACAACCCGGCGGCGGCGCGGCGCCGCCGGACTACCAACTTCTAAAGGACACACACCATGGCACTTCCCATGCACCGCAACCGCTCCGTCAACGTCCACCAATTCGCAATGGTGCCGAAGGCGGACATACCGCGAAGCTCCTTCGACCGGCAACAAACCCTAAAGACCGCCTTCGACAGCGGCTACCTCGTCCCGATCTACGTGGACGAGGTGCTCCCCGGCGACAGCTTCAAGCTCAGCGCGACCCTCTTCGCGCGCCTCGCCACACCAATCGTCCCCATCATGGACAACCTCTACCTCGACACCTTCTTCTTCTTCGTCCCCAACCGACTCGTGTGGACGAACTGGGTCAAGATGATGGGCGAACAAAACAACCCGGCCGACAGCATCAGCTACACCACACCGCAGCAAGTCTCACCCGCCGGCGGCTACGCCGTCGGCTCGCTGCAGGACTACATGGGACTACCCACCGTCGGCCAGGTCGGCGGCGGCAACACCGTCTCTCACGCCGCGCTCTGGACGCGCGCCTACAACCTAATCTGGAACCAATGGTTTCGCGATGAAAACCTGCAAGACAGCGTCACAGTCGATACGGGCGATGGCCCCGACACTACTCCTAGCGTTAACTACGTCCTGCTGCGCCGTGGTAAACGTAAAGACTACTTCACAGGCGCCCTGCCATGGCCACAAAAAGGCGCCAACGCAGTCTCCCTACCACTCGGAACCTCAGCCGACATCAAATGGCGCACCTTCACCGGAACCACAACCGGAACAAACAAGTGGGCAATCGCCGAGCTAACCGGCGGCTCAGTCACCAACGCGGCCTACGGTAACGCCGCCAACACCTACACCGCGGCAATGCCCGCAGGAAGCCAATCAAACCTCTATGCCGACCTCAGCGCCGCAACAGCAGCAACCATCAACCAAATCCGCCAAGCCTTCCAGATTCAAAAAGTTCTGGAACGCGATGCTCGAGGTGGCACGCGGTACACCGAAATCATCCGCGCCCACTTCGGCGTTATATCTCCGGATGCCCGCCTGCAACGCCCGGAATATCTGGGAGGAGGCAGTACACCAATCATCGTCAACCCAATCGCACAAACATCAGCCACCGGCATCAGCGGCGGCACCACACCTGGCGGAACACTCAACGCCATCGGCAGCGCACTCTCCCGGGGCAACGGCTTCACTCAATCGTTCACCGAGCATGGAGTGATCATCGGACTCGCATCGGTCCGAGCCGACCTCACCTACCAACAAGGCATGCGCAAAATGTGGAGCCGCGCAACGCGCTACGACTACTACCTGCCCGCCTTCGCCATGCTCGGCGAGCAAGCCGTCGCCAACCGCGAAATCTACTGCGACGGCAGCGCCAACGACGCCAACACCTTCGGCTACCAAGAACGATGGGCCGAATACCGCTACCTGCCGAGCATGATCACCGGCCTCTTCCGATCCACCGCCGCAGGGACTATCGACCTCTGGCACCTCGCGCAGAAGTTCACAGCGCTCCCGACGCTCAACTCAACCTTCATCCAGGAAACACCACCGCTCAGCAGAGTCCTCGCGGTGGGCGCGAGCGCCAACGGCCAACAGATCATCCTTGACGCCGCCATCGACGTACGCACCGCACGGCCGATGCCGCTCTACAGCGTGCCCGGCCAAATCGACAGGTTCTAACCCATGGGCATACTCGGAGACGTACTAGGCCCCGTCCTCGGCTACATCGGCGCCGAACGAGCTGAGGACGCTTCACACGATATGGCGCAGGGCTCCATGCAATTCTCTGCAGGCATGGCCCGAGAACAAATGCAATTCCAAGAACGCATGCGCGGCACGCAATACCAAACCGCCGTCGGAGACATGCGCGCTGCAGGGCTCAACCCAATGCTCGCCTACGGACAAGGCGGCGCAGGCACACCAACAGGAGCATCCGCAAGTGCAAACCAAAGCTTCCAGCCTCAAAACTCAATGGCTGCCGCTCTCGCTTCTGCGGGTGCTGTGGCTCAACTGGACAAAGTCGCCGCTGAAGCTGACAACATACGCGCCGACACCGCGATTAAAAAAGACGAGATGGGTGCGGATGACCCAGAACATCTACCGGCGGCATATAGCAACCGCCTCAAAAAGTTCATGGGCTCCGAAGCCTGGTACAAAGCCCAAACCGAAATGCGACGCGCCGAACTCACCGACGCGCAACGCGACCTGGTCATGCAAGAGATCAAAAACGCCGTCACCAGGAACGAACTCGACAAGCTCGACATCCCCAAGGCCATCAACGAAGCAAAGGCGCAAGACAGCGCCTACATGAAGTACATCGCTCCTTACACGGGCGAGCTCGGAAAAATCACCAGCTCCGCAACAGGCGTCGCCAACACCGCACTTCGCGGCCGCATGAACAAATACATCATCCACGGGAACTGACCATGACCACCAAGATCGCAGCACCCTTCCTTCGCACACCGTACAACTACGACCGCAACCAGGTCAGCGACGAAACCGGCCTCAAGTGCCTCGACAAGTCGCTCGCACAACAACAATTCACCGAGGAGTGCGATATCAACACCATCGTCGAACGCTTCCACCTCACAGGAGAGGTGCCCCAGCTCACCGAGCTACCCAGCTACGGCGACTTCACCGGCATCTTCAACTACCAAACCGCCATGAACGCCATCGTGGCAGCTCGAGAGACCTTCATGACTCTCCCGGCCAAACTACGCAGCCGCTTCAACAACGACCCGGAAAAGTTCCTCGAGTTCTGCGACGACCCCGAAAACCTCCCAGAAGCGCGCAAGCTCGGCTTGCTCAAGGAACCCGCTACCCCCCTACCGGGGACCCCGGCAGAAACGCCCCACGAGCCTCCTGCGCAGCCTAACGAGACCAAAAAAGGGGGTACCACCCCCAAACCCCCGAAACCGGCCCCTAAAGAGGAGCCGGATACCTGACACACAAAGGTGTCAGTGGGCACAGTTACATCAAGTGGATACACTGTGCCCACCCCGCACCCGGGGACCCCAACCGAAAGGACTTGTATGGCAAACCACCTCCGCCGATCGCCGGTTAACAAACAGAAGTCCGCAGGCCGATTTCGCAAGCAGATCGGCCGCACCAAAGCGGCAAACCTCCACGGACCGCAGCGCGGCGGCTGGCGCCTCTGAGCGCTGCGGACTCTGCAACCATCCCGGACCTGACTGTCCAACGCACTATCAGCTGAAATTCTTCTTCGGCTGATGCCGTGCTACTACCCGATAACGGCGTTCCAGGCTGAGCCTGGAGCGCCGTTACTTTTTGCTGACGCAAAATGGGGCGCTACTCAACGAGGAGGTGGCTACCGACAAATGGAAATCAGCTGCGGACAATGCAGCGGATGCAGACTGAAACGCTCAAGAGAATGGGCAATGCGATGTATGCACGAGAAACAAATGCACCGCTTCAACTGCTACATCACTCTCACCTTCAACACCGAAAACCTCTCCTCGCTATCGCTCGATCACGATCACTGGCAACGTCTGATGAAACGCCTAAGAAAGGCGCTTGGCAGTGAATACACCAAGAAGAATCTGTTAGTCGGGCCGACCGACATAAGGGTAAATTCGCGGCCGGTAACTCTACCGATCCGCTACTACATGTGCGGCGAGTACGGACCTACACACGGCAGGCCGCATTTCCACGGCCTGCTCTTCGGAATCGACTTCGCAGACAAACACTACCTCCGCACAACACCAGCGGGCGGAAAAATCTATCG